CCTCTCCTGGCAGCCCGAACATACGTACAGATTTAGTTATAGCTAACTTATTATTTGACTATTGCTAAGATATATGTTATAGTGCTTAGATGAGAGGGGTTAGATACGTGTAAAAGCCACCCTCCTCACCCCATCCCCATCGGGGGGGGTACCCTACCCTAGTGGGGGGGGTAACCCCCCCATCGGGGGGGGGGTTAGTGTATAAGATACACTTACGTATAGGTTAAGAGAAGGGAAGGTTGGGGGTAGGACATGACATTGGAAGGGGACTGGATCAATAGAACATGACATTACCATTAGAGGAACCTACTACCTCGGTTTTTGGTGACGAAAACCAGGGTGGTCAAATCAGAAAGGAACCAGCTTACATCCAGCCATTTCGGGACATCGAATTTGCCAAGGAGCAGAGCCGAAAGGGAGTCCTGGCCAGGAAGGCCAAACGACCAGACCGGGAACTGATTAAGGCCATCCATGACAAGTATCCGGCCAATGAAATCGTGTTGATGATTGAGAAGGCCCTGAAGATTGCTGAGGAGACTAAGTCTTCCAAGGCAATCCTGGAAGTGGTGAAGTTGTTGATGGCTTACACCATTGGGCAGCCGGTACAACGGTCGGTAACCTTTACGACCAAGTTCGAGGATATGCTGGCCGAGGTAATGGGGACGGAGGCCCCAAGGGATGAAGAGTGAAGTGATTGTGTTTATCAGCACGGGACGGCTGGTGGACGTATTGGAAGAGTTGATGGAAGAGGTTGATAAGTTGCATAAACTCATCGACTATGATAAAGTAACAGTCACTGTATTTCCATCGGATGATAGTAGACTTTGGGAAGGGAGACTGTACTATGTCAATTCTGGAAGAAGCATCGAAGATTGTTGATGGGGACCGAGAGCAGACTTACGGCCATCCTGCTCTTAATTTTGAACGGACTGCTGTACTTTGGTCTGTGGTTTTTGGGCACGAAGTGACACTGGAGCAAGTGGCCCTGGCTATGATTTGTCTGAAGATTGCCAGGGAGGTGCATGTGCCCACTAGGGACAACTTGGTAGACTTGGTTGGATATGCCCGGTGTATCGAGAAGATGTCAGATGTGGGCCGTGATGTCAATGCTGAGGTTCCGGGCTTCCATGAATAAACGATTCTCCAAGAAGTTGCTGGACAAACACGACAAGATTACCAAACAGTTCGTGATTGATAATCTGCCTTTCTTTTTGGAAGTCGAGTACCCAGGGTTAGTGCTCTTTGAGAATGGCAACAAGTATGGAGTGGACCTGGTTGGGGTAACGACAGCCGAGAAGGTTGTCTGTGTGGAGGTGGAGCACAAGCTGGATGAGGGATGGGAGAATGAATATCCCTATGAGGACATTCGGATTCCCTATCGGAAGCTGAAGTTTGCACAATCAGAAGACGAGACGTTGTTCGTGTTGGTCAATTACAATTTCACCAGGATGGCTCTGATTCCAGCTACTACATTGTTGGAGATTAAGCCTACCAAAATCAATACACGGTACGTTAGGGGAGAAGATTTCTTCTGTATCCCCACACCATTAGTGAGGTTCTTCGAGATTCCAGATGGCAAAAAAGAAAGTAGTGAGCAAAGGTTCAGACAGTTCAAACTCGTCCAAGATGCCCAAGAGGAAACCGGCCAAGGGCAACCTCAAGCCCAATCCGGGGACGTGCAAGAACTGTGGGGGCAGCATGAAAAACGGGGTTTGTAGTCGTTGTGGAGAGGAAGCATAATGGAGCTTTTAGCACAGTGGGGTTGGGCAGTTGCCCTTCTAGTAGCAGTGGTTGCTTTGTTTCTGAAGGTCAAGCCTACTACACTATCTGGTAGTCTTGATGACCTGTGGGTTGATGCCAAGGATTATGTCAAGCTGGCCGAGAGCCTGTGGGACAATGGTAAGCTTCCTGGGGATGATGCTTCAAAGGCCAAGTTCAACTTTGTCTTTGAGGCCCTGAAGCAGAGATTCCCCGACCTGGATGAGAACACTCTCATCAATACATTGGAAGCTGCTGTCAAGTGGGTCAAGCTGTTGATTAAGAAGTAAGGGAGGACAGAATGGAAGCCAAGGATTATATCGACCACTTCTTTGAGCAGACTGATATTGGAGATTCCAAGCAGTGGATTGATGAGTTGTATGGGGCCTTCTTGAAACGAACTGGACTACCGGCAGAGTCGGCATGTCTGATTGTTGAGAGGGACCCCGATACCGGACAGGAGTGCATCAGCTATAAGGCCATCATTGGCTTTAATGAGGATGGTACTCCCATCATGGTCCAACGGCTTCCACTCCCCAGTTATCTGTGGGAGTATGGCCGTCGAATGTTGGAAGCCAACCCAATTCTCAAGCCGGCTGCTGCCCTTGTGGCAGCCGGTGTGGTGGCCGGTGTTACCTTATTGATGACCAGGGGCCGTGACTAGGAGAGACCTGCTGGGCCTGATGTTGTTGAAGGCGGACAACAAATCGGTCGAGTCTGAGGTTGCCAGACACACTCTTGCTTTGGAAGTGATTCTGGCCATCCTCAGAGAGCATCGAGAAGAGCTTGATGAGATTCATCGGAAATTCATTGACACCAACTGGTGGAGACCAAAAGAGGAGAGACCGACATGAGTAGGGCACAGATTGTACGAACTGAACGAGAGTGGCCCCATAAGGTGGTCACTTGCCCATCGGAGGACTTCCAGACACTGGAAGTTATTGGGATGGCCTTGACTACAGACATCCCGATTGCCCCTCCGTATGGAGACCGGCAAGTCAACGAAGCCAGGGACCGTGCCCTTCGGGCCTATGACCGTGCACTTCGATCTATCAAGTAACTACAGAGAAGTTTTTGGGGAAATCTCCTGGAAGGCAGCCGGATACATCCCGTCGGACGAGCAAATGCTCTTCCACGGATGCCCGGCTCGTCTTCGTTTGGTAGCTGGTGGAGTAGGGGCTGGCAAGTCTTACTCTACGGCTATGGAGATTTGCCGGTACATGGGCACCAAGAATGGCCTTGGTTGGATTGTTGGGCCATCCTACGACCTGTGCAATCCAGAGTTTGATTATGTGCTGGATGTGTGTCGGGAACTGGGGGTGGTCGATGAGTCTACTGTGGCCGGTGGTCTGGGGAGACCCCGACGTTTTAAGCTTCTTGATCGGTATGGTGGTTGTGAGCTTGCTACTAGGTCTGCCACGAATCCTGAGGCTATTGCTGGCCGACGACCTCATTTCTTGGCTGCTGTTGAAGCTGCACAACAACCTTACGAAATGCTTCACAAGCTTATGGAAAGGGCCGCACAAGAGGCAGCACCAATCATTCTGAGTGGAACCTTTGAGGGTGCCTACGGATGGTATGCTGAACTGTGGGAGAAATGGCAGGGAGTCAACGACGAGGGTGGTGTGTCCTTCTCGATTCCTACTTGGTCTAATCTAGCTAAGTATCCCGGTGGTAGACAGGACCCCAAGATTGCCGAACTGGAGAGGATGTGGCCCCCAGACCTCTTCATGGAGAGATTTGGTGGAATCCCATCCAAGCCAGAGGGACTGGTATTCAAGGAGTTCAACCGGTTCGAGCATGTTGCCCATGTCTCCGAATTGTTTGACCCCTCCCGACCGGTGGAGTTGTGGGTAGACCCTGCCACCCATACCTACTCTGTACTCTTTGTACAGATTCAGAAGGACGGGCAGACCGTCCATGTCCTAGATGAGGTCTATGAGAAGGGGATTCTAGGGCACAACATCATCCCGTTGGTCATGGAGAAGTCCTGGTGGGGGCACTCTTGCACAACCGGCATCATTGATGCAGCCGGTACAAGACGGGCAGGGGCCAACAAAAGCCAGATTGAGGTGTGGGCTGATGTCACCAAGGAGCTAAAGACCCACAATGTCACCTGGAGGTGGAAGGAAATCCACGATGTAAGGCTGTGGTATGATGCCATTCATCTCCGTTTACACAAGCCTGAGGGTGGACAACCCCTCCTCAAGTTTGCTTCTCATCTCAGAGACTCCCTTACTCCTGCCGGTGATGCCCTTGGTATCCTAGGAGAGCTAAAAACTCACCGATGGGCAGACCGAAACAGCCTTCAAGCTATGCCCTCCAGACCAATCAAGAGGAACGAAGATGCACTTTCGGCCCTTGGCTATGGTCTGTATTGCCATTTTGGCCCTGTAATCAAAAGAAAACAGGGTAGTTTATCTCCAAATAAGCCCTACTTTTAGGTCATTACTGGCAGATAGCTCAATTGGCAGAGCACATCACTGTTAATGATGCCGTTGGTAGTTCGACTCTACCTCTGCCAGCCTCGTTTTTAATGCTCCACCACTCATATGAAACTAACACCAGAAGAAATCTTAGACCGAGTAGACCAATCCCAACGAGAACTGGGCAGTTATTATGCCGATGCTATCTCCTGGGACCGTATGTACCGGTTGGATGCCGGATTTACCAAGACGTGGAGGGAATCCGTCGAGTCTGATGGCCGTGAGCAGGTCATTACACCCGACCCCTTCAACATTGTCAACCTTGCTAGCCGTTTAATCTCCGACAAACCGTACATCAAGGTGCCACCCAAGGATAGTACGGAGGCTTCAGCCGAAACTGCCGAGAATATTGAGAAGTGGTTGACTGGTTTCTGGCAATATATCAACACACAGACCCAAAGGAACATCATTGAGGATGCCAAGTGGTATCTTTTGGTGAGAGGAAGCTGTATCTTTGAGGTTTTGTGGGCCGAGGACCTTTATCCGAAGGCTATGAGGAAGAATGCTTTCCCCATTTTGGTAAGATTGCTTGACCCACTCAATGCTGCTGTTAAACGTGGGCCACTTTATACCGAATGGGCATACAATCGGTATATGAAAGACGTTGCTTGGGCCGAACAAAAGTATCCCAAGCTCCGAAGTTGGCTCAATGAACGGCAGGGCAGACACACACCGGTCGATTTGGACCAGATGGTGACCATTACCGACTTCTGGTACACTGATGCCAACGGAGAAGTGTGGAATTGTGTCCTTGTAGACGACCAGTACGGCAAGCAGCCCAAGAAAATGCCTGCCTACCCGATGATTCCTATCTTCGAGGGCTTTGGAGACTCGGCACCGAGCATTGATGAGTCAACCAAGAGGCTGAGCATCCTTGCTCCCATTGATGGACTCTGGCAATACAAGTGCAGGCTCAATAGTTTGATTGCCACTGCCTCCCTTTGGGAGACTTGGCCCATGACGACGGTCTCCAGTGAGTCCGGGGAGATTCCAGAGGGCTTTGAAGTCCGGCCCGGCAAGAACTACCAGGTTCCTTGGGGTTTTAAGCTCGAACACCATGTTCCACCGGCCAACCTAAACGTCTTGCAGACGATTCTGCAAGCCGTCGATGCTGCTATTCAGCAAGCATCGTTCCCCAGTGTTATGTATGGTGACCCTCAGGGCATCCAGTCTGGCTATGGGGTGAATATCTTACAGCAGGCCAGCATCAATAGGGTTAACCCGGCCAGGAACTACCTGGAGATGCTGATTCGGCAGGTCAATGAGTTCACCCTTCAGTTGGTAGATGAGAATGCAGGCTCCAAGGGTGTCTCTCTGTATGCTAGGGCCGATGCCAGCCGAGAAGCTTACAGTTCGGTGGTCACTCCCAAGATGTTGGATGGCTACTACTGCAATGTGGTCACTCTGACCAACACGGTAGCCCAGGACGAGATTGCCAAGATGACTGCACTCAGTAATCTGAGCCAGCAGGGCATTATCAGTAAGGCTGCCGTAAGGGACAACATCCGATTGGTAGAGTTGAGACCAGACGAGGAGAGCCGGGTCTGGACTGAACGGGCTTTCGAGTCAGAAGAGATGCAACCAAGAGCTATGCTGGCCGAAGTGATGAAGAAGTATCCTCTCGACTGGTACAATATGGTCAAGGGTACTCAACTGGAAGTGGCAGCCCAAGCAATGGGCATTCTACCTCCTCCACCAACCCAACCAATGCCTCCACAGCCACCAGGACAACCACCGATGGGTCCTATGCCTCCACAGGGACCCCAACAGGGGCCTCCAATGCAACCACAGAGCCAGTTCGTTGACCAGAACACCGGTCAGCCCATCCTACCACCGGAGATGGGTGGTGGGCAGTTAAGTCCGAACAGTATGGGGATGCCGGGGATGGACCCAATGACTTTCCAGGCCCAGATGGGACGGCCCATGACCCCCCAAGAGCAGATGATGTATCTTAGTCAGCAAGGACCCCAGTAATGACCCAAATTGATTGGCAGAGAGCTTCTCAATACCAATACCAACAACCCCAGCAGCCCCAACAGCAGCAATACCGGCCCATGCAGCAACAGCAGTATGGTCAACAGTCTGCTCAATACCAACAGCAGCAGTATAGACCGTACCAACCCCCACAGCAACAGCAATATGGTCAGCAGAATGGGTTCCAGAACCAGTATGGGCAGTTGCAGAACCAATACGGTCAGGCTATGAGCCGGATGCAAACACCTCCACAGTATGGATACAATCCACAGACCCAGATTGGCACCAACCAACGACAGTGGGGACAACAGCAACAGC